CGTGGAGACGCGCAGCAGGTCGAGGTACTGCCCACGCGACTTGGCGGGGTCGGGTTTGTGGACTACGAGTAGCATATCCGTGCGCGCATACCGTTCGGTTATGCGGTCAGGCACGGGATACTCGTGGCAGGGGTGGTGCCACTTGTAGCCGACGCGGCCATGTATCTTCTCGTAGTAGAAGACGATGCCGACGCCCCAGTCGAACTTGTAGCGCAGGCGCGTCGTGTCGTAGGACCAAACGCGCTCAATCTCCTCGCGCCAACCGGGTTGCAACTCCTCGTCGAGGTCGAGGCTAACGCAGATGTCAATGTCTTTGGGGACCAACGCCAATGCCGCATTTCGGGCCAGATCAAAGCGCCAGGGGCTGATGTAGATGTTGCGCACGTCAGCCCCTGCTTTACGCAGGGCCTTGACCGTGCCGTCGGTGCTGCCGGTGTCGGCGACGAGGATCAGGTCGGCGTCCTTTGCCGCAGCGCAAAAACGCTCGGCAAACAGGATTTCGTTCTTGGAAATGGCGTAGACGCAGATTTTGGGCTTCCAGGCGTAGCGTTTGAACAGGCTGGCAAAGACGCTGTCCGAGGTGCGCAGATAGTGGTCGTCCACGCGCTTTAGGTCGTCTGACCAGATCGTCTCCCACATGTGGACGCAGTAGGCGTCCTTCAGCATCAGGTCGGAGAACTCGGTGGGCGGCTCAAGGATTGACTTGTTGGTCCAACCGAACGGCAGGAACTCGTTGGCCGAGCGCAGCGCGACTTCCCGCTTGTTTTTCTCGTATAGCTTCCAGGGCAGCACGACCGCGCCGTAGGCCCAAGTGTCGTTGACCTCGAAGGCGTCCAGCCAACGCTTGATGAACTTAGCGTCTTTCTCGGCCATGATGAGGCCCGCGTTCATAGATTGCGGGTTTTCCGTTGTGTCGGCGCTCAACACGCAGGGCCATTCGCTCAGCATGTTTAAACGCTGGATCAGCAGCATGTCGGTGTCGAGGTAGATGCCGCCGTGCTTCAGCAGGATTTGCAGGCGCAGCACGTCGGACTGGTACTGGACGTGCGTCAGCTCAAAGCCGTTGTGCTCAGTCGGCGGATCGACCTTGACCATCTCGACATAGGGCCGGATGCGCTCCCAGTTGGGATTGCCTACCGGCTCCTCGTTGACGTGCATGAGGATGCGCTCGGGCACCTGGATGTCGTGAGCGGCGCGCACGGCGAGGTAATTGACGAAGCTAAACTCGCGTGAGTTTGGGCCCGTCAGCCACACAAAGTGGACGATGTTGGGGATCAAGTTGTGCTTCTCCGGGTCAGGTTACGGAGACACTAGTCGAAAGCGCGGTGCTGTCTAGCCGGGCTTACAGGCGCAACGAAATACGTTTAAGCACGTCGGCTTGGGTTAAACCGCTCGCAGCCGGGGCGGTGGACGACCACGTTGTGCCATTGGACGTTAGCACATTACCGGTAGTGCCGGGAGCAACAGTCTGCAAGGCGCTTGTGCCATTGCCCAGTAGGACGTTGTTCAAAGTTAGCGTAGCCGCAGCAGTACCGCCGTTTGTGACAGCCAGAACGCCAGTCGAGCTTGCGCCTTCAGCGAGGAAGCTAAGATTGCGAGGGATGCTCATGGTGCGGGTTCCTTAGCGGTAGCTTACTTTATTTTCTGAAGCTGGAGAACATTGTTCTCTTGTTCAATCGTTGCCGTAAGCAGGGGCTGGATCAGCGTCTGGGCTTCTTCCAACGTCAATGACCCGTATACAGGCGCGTTCTCCACCACAAGCGGCAAGGATTGCATTGGGATAAGACCGGCTTGTATGGCAGCGCCTAGGGTGTGCGGGTTGCTCATAACGTGCAGAACGGTGGCTGCCAGCGGCTGACCCATAGCTACGATCTCGGATTGCATCTCGCGCAGGGTGGATACCGTAAACTCGTTGGCGGCGTTGGCTTCGAACATATCTTCGTCGCTGTAGCCGGGGATGCGGGTTGGCTCTGCGATGTCGTAACACTCGGCCAGAAGCCCGTTCAAGATTTCAACTTCTTTACGGTTAAGCTCGTATGCCTCGTCGATAACGACCATGTGGGAGTCGAGTTCGATAAGCTCGGCTTGCATCTTTAGCTGCTCATGTTTGGGCGCATCGGTAGCCTTTAGATGCTCGAGCTCTGCCACCTTAGCAGCGTGCTTGAGATGGCTGACTTCTTCTAAAGCTACGGCGCGAATACGACCTTCCAAAAAACCCTTAAGGATTTTAATCTTCTCCCACGGCGTGTTGCCAAGGACTTGATAACGATAGTTAAACTCAGAGTTCAGCTTAGAAGGCATTGTTTATTCCACCGGAAAATCAGGGAAGGGCGTCCATGAAAGCGTTTCTTCGTCCCACAGACAAGGGTTGCCGTCCGCAGGGTATGGGATTGGAGGCACATAGGAAACAGCCGCTTCGTCCCACGGCCACGATGGATAGTGGGTAGCGTCTAGGGCGTTTTGCCGGTTTTGAGCAATTTGCTCTGGTGTGGGTGAGGGAATGTCTGGATACATCTTAGCTCCTATGTTCCATACGATGCTGCGGCAAGTGATTGTCTACCCGTACCAACACCAGTTGTGTCGGTAGCTACAACGCCCGTATTAGATACAAGATTGGTTATATTAGTTGCACCAACACCGTATCCAAATATGGCTTTATCTGCGCCGTAACCGGCAGCGGCTAAAACGTCTCTAGCTGTGCCAACGCCGGTAGTGTCAGTAGCTACAACTCCGGCATTAGACACAAGGTTGGTCATAGAAACAACACCAGTTGTATAACCATATCCAAAAATAGCTTTGTCAGTTCCATAACCAGCAGCGGCTATAGCGCGCCTAGCAGTGCCTACGCCAGTTGTGTCTGTAGCTACAACGCCTGTGTTAGACACAAGATTGGTAAGGGAAAGATTAGTACCACCAACATACCCATACCCAAAAATAGCTTTGTCAAAGCCATAACCAGCAGCGGCTATATAAAACCTAGCCGTACCAACGCCTGTAACATCACTACCAACAACACCTGTGTTAGATACAAGGTTAGTTATAGCGGTAGCTTGCCCATACCCAAAAATAGCTTTGTCAGTTCCATATCCAGCAGCGGCTAAATTTAGTCTAGCTGTACCAACTCCAGCAGTGTCAATAGATACAACCCCAGTGTTAGATACAAGGTTGGTTATGGCAGTTGCTGCACCTGTATCACCATACCCAAAAATAGCTTTGTTAGTGCCATAACTAGCAGCGGCTAGACTTTGTCTAGCTGTACCAACGCCAGTTGTGTCTGTAGCCACTACGCCGTTATTAGACACAAGATTGGTAATAGCGGTAAGCGAACCAGTAGTACCATATCCAAAAATTGCACTTTTATTTGCGGTAACAAAAGTTATAGAGCCAGAACCAACCGTGGTCCATGTGTAGACGCGATAGCCGCCTGCAACAGTGATGGTTGGCGATCCAGTGGTAGCTGTGGCGGCTGAATAATTAGCGCCGTACCTGATTATGACTATGCCTGAGCCGCCGCTGTAAGGTCCGCCAAAGCTGGGCGCTCCGCTACCGCTACCGCCGCCACCAGTGTTGGCTGTTCCGTTAGCGTTGGCTCCACCGCCGCCAGTACCGCCACTGCCTGTAACACCATTAACAGTTGCCGCGCCTGCGCCACCGCCAGCATACGTTACCGAAGACCCTGAAATGGAAGACGCAGTTCCGTTACCGCCGTTGCCGCCACTTGTGCCGCTAACGCCATTGCTGCCTACCGCACTAGCACCACCACCACCGCCGCCGACTTGGGTGACGCCACTGCCCGCGCTGTTTCCGCCCGAATTGCCCTGACCTGATGTTCCTGCGGCCCCGGTTGAACCATCAACACCGCCGCCTGCGCCACCAGAGCCACCAGTAGTCCCGTTACCCTGTGATCCGTCACGCGAACCGCCGCCACCGCCACCAATTGCAGTGGCTATACCGCCGCCTATGCTGCTGTTGCCGCCCAAGCCGCCACGGGTAGCGCCGCTACCTGCTGTGCCGCCAGCGCCAACCGCAACGGTGTAGGTTGCTCCAGCGGCAACAGAGGCTGTTGAAGTTAAAAGGCCGCCCGCTCCACCACCACCACCGCCATTAACGCCACCACCGCCACCACCAGCGACGACAAGGTATTCTATCGACGGGGGCGCAGCAGTGCTTCCAAGCAACATCTGTTGAAACGCAGACATGCTAGGTCAGCCCTGAACCGGAGATGATCCACGTTGTGCTGGTCATCTTGGTAGCAGTTGCCACGCCGTACTGAGCCAGTGTGCGTGATCCAGTCGTGCCAGCACCCGCAAAATAAAGCGTGTCTGTCGTAATGGCGATGGTCACGTTGTTCGTAGACATATTGATGAACGTCACCGTGGTTCCAACGACAAAGGCTACGGTGCCGTTGGCTGGGATCGTATAGGTAGCAACAGCCGCCGCAGCAGCGTGGAAGATGGACTTACCGCTGTCAGCCAGAACCAGCGTGTAGCTGCCCGTCTGTGCGTTCTGAGGGATCGTCAGGTAGCCGACAGCGTTGGTGCCGTCCACCGTGCAGTTGGACATGTTACCCGATGCCGGTGTGCCGAGGGCAGGCGTAACCAGCGTGGGTGACGTAGCCAGCGCAACAACCGTGCCCGTGCCCGTTGTGGTGTAGCTCGTACCCCACGCGGAACCTGTAGAGTTAGCAATGCCAGCGCCTGGGTAAGTCGTAGCTCCGGTCGGCCCTGTAGGGCCACCAGCGCCAGATGTTCCCGTTGGGCCGGTAGGACCAGTCGGACCCTGAGCGCCGAGGTTACCGACGATAAACGCCATTACCTCTACGATGTCGCCAGAAGCCGCAGCTACCGCCAATACCACCGAGGTTCCGTTGGTGGCGGTGTAGTCAACACCTGTAAGCAGCACTCCGTTCAGGAAAACTTCAATCGATCCCACGGTGTAGGCCACCGTGAACGTCGTCTGTGCAGCGGTGGCAGTGAAGGTGGTGCGTGTGTATGAGGCAACACCGGGAGAGCCAGTTGGGCCAGTTGGGCCAGTTGGTCCGGTGGGGCCAGTCGGCCCAGTGGCTCCGGTAACGCCCGTGGGCCCAGTTGGACCCGTAGGCCCTGTTGCTCCGGTAACGCCTGTAGGCCCAGTCGGCCCTGTTGGCCCTGTGGCTCCGGTAACGCCTGTAGGCCCAGTCGGCCCTGTTGGCCCTGTGGCTCCGGTAACGCCTGTAGGCCCTGTAGGCCCAGTTGGCCCTGTTGCTCCGGTAACGCCCGTAGGCCCAGTCGGCCCTGTTGGCCCTGTGGCCCCGGTAACGCCCGTAGGTCCAGTCGGTCCTGTTGGACCTGTTGGCCCAATCGAGCCGGTGACGATGGCAAGGAACAGTGGGTGGTTGTTTGTAAAGCCCGACGTTCCCGTACCGCCGGAGGAGGTCAGGCTGACCGGCACAGTCCAGTAGCTGTTGGACGCGCCGGGATTGACGTTGGTTGTAGCCCCGGTGACGTACCAGTTTTGGTAGTTGGCGCTGACATTGGCGTCCTGCAACGTCATCGTCTGGCCCGTAGCTATGAGGGCCAAGAAGATGTCGATGTCCACGTTGTCGTCGGTCAGGTGGCTGATGTTCAGTTGCGTAGCCGCAATCTGAGAGGCGTTGTTCCACAGGACGTGGCCGTCACCGGGATAGCCGCTAGTGTTGTTCGCGTCGGCCCTGTACTTGAACAGGCTGGATGAAGCGCCTGTGGAGCCGGTTGGTCCTGTCGGTCCAGTGGCTCCGGTAACGCCCGTTGGGCCAGTTGGGCCTGTTGGCCCGGTGTCGCCTGTTGGGCCGGTAGGCCCAGTTGGGCCAGTATCGCCCGTAGGCCCAGTTGGCCCAGTATCGCCCGTAGGCCCGGTTGGTCCTGTTGGCCCAGTATCGCCCGTAGGCCCAGTTGGCCCGGTTGGCCCAGTATCGCCCGTAGGCCCGGTTGGCCCGGTTGGGCCAACAACGGCAACGGGACCGGCGTCGGTCCAGGCCACGCCGTCCCACACCCACAGGTGCTCGGTGTCTAATGTGATGTAGGCGTCGCCCGTCGTGTTGCCGGTAGGCGGCAACAAGGCCGCTGTGGCCACTGTGCCCTTGTAGCTAATACCGCCGCCTTGCGGGCCGGTGGGCCCGGTTGGGCCGGTGGGCCCCTCTACCGTAGAGGGATCGCCGGTTGGGCCAGTTGGCCCAGTGTCGCCCGTCGGACCGGTGGGGCCGGTTGGCCCAGTATCACCCGTAGGCCCAGTTGGCCCAGTGTCGCCCGTTGGGCCAGTTGGCCCGGTTGGCCCAGTATCACCCGTAGGCCCAGTGGGCCCAGTGTCGCCCGTTGGCCCAGTTGGCCCAGTGTCGCCAGTTGGGCCAGTAGGCCCAGCAACAGTAGACGCAGCACCGGTCGGCCCAGTTGGCCCGGTCGGTCCCGTTGGACCTGTGGGCCCAGCAACACTAGACGCAGCGCCGGTCGGCCCAGTTGGCCCTGTGGGCCCAGTCGGCCCCGTTGATCCGGTGGGCCCAGTTGGCCCCGTGGGGCCTTGCAGCGCCGAGACGTTCGTCCAAGTTGGAGCGCCAGCCGGGCCGCTCGACACAAGGAGCTGACCGACGTTGCCCGCGTTGGACAGGGCGAACTTCTCGTTCGTTGAATAGACAATGGCACCGGCGACGGGAGAAAGCGCATCGCCAGTGCCACCGCTACCCAGGGGAAGCACACCCTGGATTTCGTCCGGGTCGCTCAAGTCGATTGCCGGATGGACGTGGTCGCCGCGCGCAGCTAGGTCAGCAACACCCGGCGATGGGGTCTGACTTACCGGCTCCGGGTTGGTTTCGGAGAAATCTACGTTCAAAGTCACGTTGCTAGACAGCGCGCCGCCACCCGTCAGGCCGATGCCCGCAATGACTTGTCGCGTGTCTAGGACGTAGCCAACCAGCACGATGGGCAGGTTGGTGACACTGGTAATGCGCCCCGTGTCGTCAACGACGATCTCTGGGACTTCGGTTGCCGTGCCGTAGGTGCCAGCAACAGCGCCCGTCTTGCTAAGTTGCGCGTACCCAACGCCCTCGTTCAGGATGGCGTGCGTGCGGTCTATGGTGAGGTCGCCACCGCCAGTCAGGCCGGTGCCCGTGGCGATAATGCGCGACGGCGGTACGTTGATGGCCGCGATAACCTGAGACAGTTGTACCTTGTAGGTGACGCCGCCGTAGACGTAAGCGACGTAGCCATCAGGGCTCGACCCTTGGTACTCGGGGAGCTGCGTAATTCTGGTGGGGACTAAATTACTGGGTACGTCGCTCATGGCTTTAGGTACTCATTAGCGTTTTCGCTGATGATGAAATAGTTATCATCTTCGGTCGGAAGGCCCAAGGGGTTGGTGCCAAGGGGCAGATCGGGCCGGGTAAACGGCAGCACGATAGGGTCCGGTTGGCGCGGAGCTAGCCGGTACGGATCAAATTGATCCATGTCCACTTGGCAGACGCGCAGGCCCGGACTGTTGGCGTCGGAATACAACATAGCCAGCGGAAACTTGCGGGAGCAGCGCCCGCAAATCCCAATGCCTAGTGTTGGCTGTCCGCGCGTGTTTAGGTATTTACCCATCGAGCGGCACATCCGGTCGCGGGTACATCAACGAGATCACCTCGCCATGCGCCGCAGGCAGCCGCCAGGGGTCGTACTCATCGCGGCACTGTAGGCAAACCTTAAGCGACCGGATGTTGCCGTCGGAGAACAGGTCGGCCAGGGGGTACTTGATCTTGCAGCGGTCGCAGATCGCAATCGCCAGATAAGCCATGCCGCGTGTGTCTAGGTAGCCTTCCATCGGGCTACCTCGTGTACATGCTGATGTTCGGGGCCCACATGATCGGCGAGTTGTCGCGCTCTTCCGCCTGGGCTGTGGCCAGCGATTGAGCGGCCTTGGCGTCCAGCACCGGGATCATCTGCGGGTCAACGTCGGGCAGTTCCAGCGCCAGCATAGCCGCCAGACCGGAGACGATGGCGTCGTACCAGCGCTGCGGAACCTCAACCTGCTCGGTCATGGTGCCCACATCCATGATGTAGCGGTGGCACCAGAGGGTGAGCTGATAGACTTCGGCTTGGTCGTTAGGCACCGGCCACAGATACATCTGCGGGTACGGGATCGAGCGGTTGAACCAGAATTGCAGGGGGCGGTTCGACTGGAACGATTTGTTGGGCAGGTTGGTGTAGTCGTCGCGGTTCAGACGCGCCAACGGGATTTCCGTGGGCGTGTTGCCCAGATAGATTTGATCGAAGCCCAGCGTGCCGGTTACGGCGCGGACGCGGAAGTAGCCCGTGGCCACGCTGGTATCGAGGTCGTACCAAGACCACTCACCGGCTACGGCTTCGGGCGTCTCTTCCTGCACCGTCGTCCAGGTAACCAAGTCGTCCGAACGCTCAAGGGCGATAGGCACCGACGCTTGGCTCCACAGGACGCCGACCGTCGTGACAAAGGTATCGCTGCCGAAAGCTACAGTGTGCGTGGTGCTGGTATCGGTGTCCGTGCCCGACACCTCAAGCAGGTAGCGCAGGTTCGAGTTGAGGATGTCCACGATGCGGGTGGGCAGGTCGATGACGCCGTTTCCGGTGTACAACGGGATGATCAGCTTCTCGATGCACCACAGCGGCACGCCCTGGTTCGCCAGATTGCCCAGCAGCAGGTAAAGCTGGTCGTTGGCGATGTCGATGTATTCAGAGGTGATCTGCTGGGCGGTCAACTTGCACCGACGCACGGCGTTGTCGATCACGCGCCGCGTGTCGAAAACAGTCTGCGAAACGGTGTTAGAATAAGCCATGGGCGCTGCTCGCTTAAATTGTCAGCAGCCCACTAGCCAGAGCGGACCTGTCTTTAGCCTACTTATAGCTCAGACTAGCAGGGCATACCACCCTTGCGAAGTTTGGTCATGGGCTTGCCGGGGTGCATCGCCGCTTCGTGCTTATGCACCGCCTTTTTGACCATGGCCTTGTCCTGCTTGATGTCGGTCATGCCGCCCTTCTTCATGGCGGGAGCGCCCATCATCGGGGGAGCAGCCGCTTCCATTGGCGGGGCCGCTTGTGGGGCGGGTTGTTGTGCGGCGCGGGTGCTGATGGCTTTCTCTATGGCGCTCTTGATAGCGCCAGCAGCCATCTGCACTTTGGCGGGGTCTTTGACCGGGATTATTGGTTCGCGGTTGGGGCGAGAAGCCATAGCCGCCTTGTACTTCTGAGCACGAAGGGCGTCGGCAGTTTTGGCAGACGGCTTGCGTTGGGCAGAGCCGCCTTTCTTGTAGCCACCCGTTTCGTTCTTTTCGATGTCAACCATGCGCTTTTCAGCGTCGGTCATTGGCTTGTTGCCACTTGTCGTAGCGGGCTTTGAGGTAGCTGGCTTGGGAGCCTGGGTGTGTTCATTCTTCTCAATGGCTACCATGCGCTTTTCGGCATCGGTCATCTTAACCGTCCCGCCTTGAGCTTTCTTCATCCCAGCCTTGCGCGCCTCAGATAGGGCAATAGCCACGGCTTGCTTTGGGTTGGTAACCTCGGCACCCTTCTTGGAGCCGCTGTGCAGCGTGCCAGCCTTAAACTCGCCCATCACCTTGCCAAACTTGGAGCCGCCCTTGGCGTAGCCGCCCATAGAGTACTGGGTCTTGGTGCTGTTCTTAAAACCGTCCATGGCCTAACAATCCCACTTCTTGAGTGACAAGGCTTTGCGAGTTGGACGGCCTTTTTCGTCCTTCATTGGTCCTGGCATACCAGACATTCTGGCGCAAAACGAGGTGCGTCGTCCCGCAGCCGTTGGAGACTTAGCCGCCTGCTTGGCACTGACTGGCGGCTTAATGTCGTGACCCTGCGCCTTCAGTGAGGCGCGGCCCTTGGCGTTGAGGCCACCCTCGGGGTTCTGGCCTTCCTTGCGCGTCCACGCGCCGCCGCCGGTAGCGTAGCAGGTCTTGGTGGTGTTCTTGAAACCGTCCATCACCTAACCCCTAACAAAGCCGCCGCGAGCAAACGCCTTAACTTGCGCCAAGCCGCCCATCATCGGGTTCTGGGTTGAGGGCCTCATAGACAGGTTAGACATAGCCATCGACTGGCCGGGCCTTTGCTGTTGTTGCGTCGGCGGACGCATCATGGGCTGACCTCCCGGCGGACGCATCATAGGGGGGCCTCCCGGCGGGGGCGGGCCACCGGGAGGCATGGGCTGCATCAACGCCTGAAGGGCGGGAGGTAGCGGGCCCAATTGGGGAGCGCCGGGCGGACCCGGCGGCATCTGAGGTTGGCCTGGAGGGCCACCGGGTGGCATACCGGGTGGCATACCGGGAGGGCCGCCCATAGGCGGCTGGCCCGGAGGGGCAACAGGCTTCGGCGCAGTCGTTAGCGCCTCGGCTAGGTCGCGCGCGGCCTGTGCAGTTCGTTCTGCAAGCGTTGACGCAAACATGAATTAAGCCGTTGATTGCTGGACGACAGTTACGCGAAGTTGGCCCTCGCCGGAAGCGACGTTTACACGCACCGCCCGCATCAGGGTTGTGGTGAACGCCGTCTGGTCGGTTGAGGCACCCGTTAGGGCCGCCACGGGATGGGCAACAGCTAGTGCCGTGGCGTACACCGCAGGGTCAAAAATGTCTTCGTTTGTGTACTGAACCGCGTAGGCCGCAGAACCCGACGCCAAGATGTTGCACGATATCGTGGTGACTTGGTTCGGCGTGTAGATGTCGAGGGGCCACCAAGGGCCGTCACCAATGCCGACAGCCGCGCCGCCAACTTCTACGTCTTCAGTGGTAAAGACGGTGAGGGTGGCCACCGTAATCAGGGTGACGGTTACAAACGTTAGCGTCGTGGTGACGGTGTCGTTGTTCGGGCCGGTAATGATTTCTGAGTTTGCGGTCTGGGTGCCATCGGCATTTAGGACAGTGCCGTAGACGGTAAACGTCACGCTTGAAAGGTCGTCCGCGCTCGTTAACGTAACTTGGGTTGGGTAGATGAACGTTGCTACGCCGCTACTGACAAGAGCGCCGTCTAGCACAATGGGGTCGCCATCAGCCGGGGTCTGCGCTTCGGCTACGCCGTTGGCGTCCGCCGCCGCGATGTCTATCGTCTTCTGAATGGGGCGCATGGGCCAATCCTTAAAAGAGCAGGGACCGCTCGGTTAGGAGCGGCCCCCGTCTATATCACCGTTCTTTGGCTACGAAAATGTAGTCAACAGTCATGGTCCGCGCGACTGCGTTGCCGTTTTGAAGGGCAAAGCTAACCGTGCAGTTGGCGTCCGGCAGGAACGAGGACGAGCCGTCCAACGAGCCCAAGACGGTCCCGTCAACTTCGTAGGCAATCGTGCTCTGGCCATCGTAGCACCAGCCCAGCTCAATGAACGTGTCATTGGCCAAGGTAGTGATAGCGGTAGCCGTGGTCGATCCCGTCGTGGCGTTCTTCCGCGCAACGATGGCTACGTTAGTAGAGCCATCAGCCTTGAGGAAGTACACACCGTCGGTCACGTCCAGCGGAGTAGCGTCTACGATTTGCAGACCGAAGACGAGGTCGCTTTCGGTCGCGTTGCTGACTTTAAAGCGGCAGCGGAAGAAGGTCTTCTTGCCAGCCGTAAAGCTCCACGCCGCAGGGTTCTTTTGGAGGGCAACGAGGTCGTTGTCCGCCGCCGTGTTGGTGATGAGAAGCAGGCCGCCGTCACCGGCAGTCAGGGCTTGAGTAGCCGCTGCGTCGGTTTCAGTGACTGTCCAATCGCCAGCGACATAGGTGTCGAAGTCGTTAAAGTACTGGTGGAAGAGGGTCGGGTCCGGTTGAACCATGTCAGCGAAGAGATTTACGTCGTTGACGTTGGTAAGCCCGAACGGGAACCTAGTGTTCGAGATGTTGCCCATTGGGGCCTCCTAAAAATGGGCCGGGAGCATAAACCCCCGGCCCGGTTCCCGTTTAGATACCCGGTGTGCCGTACAAGCCGCGCCAGTCGGTCCAGCCGAACGCATAACGCTCGGTAGCCTTGTAACGCATGCTGTCGGTTTCGAAGTCGCCTTCCATGGACTTTTCGAGCCCACGACGCTTGGCCAGCTTCAGACCTTCCGGCGCGTCGGTCTCGACCCACCAAGAGGTGGTTGAGGTGATACGCGACAGGTTGGCTTGGCCTTGATCGAGCAATCCCATGGATTTTACGGGATTGATATCGTTGTTTGCCGTGCCAGCCCGCAGGACGGACTTCAGAAGGACTTCGCCTTGGAACACGTTCGACGGACCCAGAACGAGCTTCTTCGGGGTCAGGCGGATGCGCTTGCCGTTGTTGTCCGCAGCGTTGCGGATTTGAACAAGCATTTGTTCCAGGGAGGTCTGCGAAAGGTTGGCAGCGGTGGTCAGCTTGTTCGACTGAGTACCGTTGACAACCGGGTGGGTGGTGGCAACCAGTTCGACGCCGTCGCCGCCCGGATAGGCAGCGTTGAACGAGCGGTTAAGCACGTTCGCACCGAGGGTTTCCTTGGTTTCAACCAGCGACTGGGCGAGGTGTCGCGCATAAGTTTGACCAATGCGGATGTGATCGCCGTCTTCCACCAGCACCTTGGTCAGGGCGAAAGCCAGACCGTAGACGCGGTAGACGTAACGCTGGATGAACAGCACGCCACCTGAGTTGTAGGTGACGGGCATACCATCGGGCAGCTCGGGGGCGGCACCGAAGCCGAACAGCACAGGCTCTTCGTGGTAGTTACGGGGGATACCCGTGAACTCCTTGAATACCTGCGACCACTCGTCGGCGCGCTGGGTGTAAATGCCGTTGAACTCTTCGTTCAGGATCGGCTCGACAATGGACCTAAAGTCCGTTGAACGCATAGGAGAAGCCATGGTTCAGTCCTCCCTTAAGATAGCTGAGCCACTTCCGCGATGAACTGGTGCTGAGAAACCTGCACCTGAACAATCGGGAAAGCGTCGCCCCAAGCGTTGTCCGGGCCGGGCGTGAGCCCGATGACACGGAGTTGCGCGTTGGTGGCATTGGAAGCAACATCAAGCATCAGTTGGCTGATGCCAACCGTGACATTACCGGCGGAGATAGCTGTGTAGTCGTACTGCTTGCCGATGCTCGACACGTCCAGGGTAGCATTGGCCTGGATTTGATAGACGATGGTCGGGTCGAGTGTGACATACGCATTGATGTCAGTGCCAGCAGTCGAAGCGGTCCACTTGTTGGACACGCGACGGCGACCGTCACTGTCGGTCCATTCGCAGCCTTGGAAGGTGCCAATGAAGCTGTCGCCAATGGCGGCAGCCGCAACCGTACCAGCGCCCGTGGACGATGGAATGATCTTGACCGGTTGGTTTTGAAGGATGTTCGAGGCGTAGCCCGTGAGGATCGAGTACATAGTGGGGCGCGTGACCCCACTAGGATGATAATCAACGGCCAACCCGAACGGAGCGGAAGTCGTGGACATGACCTACCTCATTCGTGAGGGGTTAATGGGAACGCGCTAGGAGAAAACTCCTCGCGCAGGCGCGTCACGACGCAAGTCCGACATACCATCCCCTTCGATCAGCCTGCCTCCATCACGCATGACTTGCTCGCGCAGGCCCTCTGTTTGGTCAGCAAGGTGTCCCTCTTCACGGGCCGGAGCGTCGTGGTGAGCTTCCTGCATGTACTTCTCATAGAGAGACATGGGCAGCTTAAACGCGAGCATCTCGTTTACCGCAATGTGTCCTGCCCACTCGCCGGTCTTCAACGTGGCGTATTCCATCCCATAGACCTCTTCAGGTTTAATGGGCTCGTAGCCAAGTTGGATGCGACGGTGGATAGGGTCGCGGGGGTTGGTCGTAGTCAGCCAGCAAATATGCCAGCCTGGGATGTCGGGTAGATCGGGTAGTGCGTCGTTGAAAAGTCTTTGTTGGAACATCTTAAGCCTGTCGTCATCGCTGACCTCGCGCTGTTCGGTGACACTACGGTCATCCATGGCACGAGAGCGCCGACTGGCACCCAGTTCCCTTTTGAGGCGTTCGTCTACTTCCATCTGGCTCACTCCTTTTAGCGTGCCGAGTTACGGTCGTGGGCTTGATACGCCTTTAGCATCTGGTTCCGTTTTACGGGATCATCCCAGTAGCCAGCTTCGATCATAGCCTGTTTTCTGTCGGGTGTCACGTAGACCTCTTTTTTAGTGCTTTGAGGTGCGTGTTCGCGGGTGTTGCCCATCGGAGGGGCCTTCTTTCTGGCGGTGCCGTCGCCCTCGGGAGCCTTGCGGGTACGGGCCGCAGGGGCAACCCGATTGCGAAGGCGGTTGGTCAGTTCCTGCCAATACTCAACGCTGGCGGGATTGAAACCTTCGACCACCAAACGAGCGTCGATGGCGTTGGTAATGGCGCTGTCCTCGTTAGCGCCACGAACGTCATACCAAGGGTTGGCAGCCATCCACTCTTTGGCAAGGTTGATGGCGGCAGGGTCAGCACTAGCGGGGCGGTTTCGAGCCTCGCTAACTTGCTGCTTGGCGGTCTTTAGCTGGTGCGCACGGGACAAGGCTTCGTCCCGCATACGGATCGCCGAGGTTACATCGTCCCCGTTGCCGCTTTCAACCGCCCGAGCAATAATGTGCTCGGCGCTGCGAACGGCGTTTTCTGCGTCGTCAATGCGGGCATCTATGGCCATCTCGTTGTGGCTAAGGGCGTTGCCCTCAACCGCTGCCAGCCTTTGAGCCATTGCCTCGTTCTGCTGACGGAGCATACGCAACTCGCGCTGCGCGTTCTCCTTGGCGAGCTTCTGAACTTGGCGACGCTTCAGCCGCTTGTTGCGGTTGGTGTTTACCGCAGTGTCGCCATCCGGGTCGTCATCGGCGTCATCAGCTAGGCGCTCGTCCTCGCCATCACCCTCGTCATCGTCGTCGTCGTGGGTGTCTTCGGGCGGCGTATCAACGGGGATCAACTCCTCGTCGTCGTCTTCTTCAATTAGGTCTTCTGCCATGACCGGCTCCTTTCAGCCTTATAGGAAGGCTTTGATGGCCAGCGGATCGCCGGTCACCTTGCCCACTAGGTCGAGATCGTTAAAAATTACGAAGGTGGCTTCCTCGCCAATCGCTGCCCCTGTCGGAACAGACCAGCGGTCCCCGCCGTACTTCGGCACGCGCACAAAGTCGCCCACTGCTGCCCAGGAGCCTTCCGGCCACGTCGTCATGGTGTTGCGGTTCTTGAAGGCCAGTGAGCCTACCGCCACCACCTTGGCGACCTGGGTGTTGTACTTCTCGGTCTGGCGCACGTCATCCGTGAGGATGATGCCGCCCGCCGTCTTGGCCTTAGCCGTCTTCAATTGGACTAGGATGCGTGAACCGAAAGGCGATACGCCCGGCTCACACGGTGGAAACGCCTCGTCCAAGCTGCCGTAGTCAAAAGTTACATTGTTCGCAAAGTCATCCATATGTGCTTCCTCATAAATCGTAATCCTTGCGGTCTTGGTCGGCGACGATCCCGATGAGGATGTCCTTCGCCAGCTCCAAGCCCGCGTACACACCCACGCTGCGCCCGTAGTCGAACGCATCGTGGCCTTGGGGTTGTAGAAGCGCCTCTTTAGCAAACTGAGTTTGCTCTTCCTCCAAACGCCTCAGAACCATGTCTATCCTCATGCAGGCGTCTTCGGTGACGACTTGCCACCTGTTGCGCCCTTGCCTGCGCCGGTTTCGACGGGTTGGCCCATAGCCAACTTCTTGTGAAGCGGCATGGCGTCGGCGGGGACGGACTTGCTCTTGGTATCGTTAGCCATTGGTAACTCCTTATGGATTGGGGTTGGGGTTTAAAACATTCGGGGCGTTAGCCCCGTTGGCGATCTCCATCATCGCTAGTTCCTTTGCCGTTTGGTTGTCGGCATCGTTCATAGCGATCTTGGCTTGGATTTCGGTGGCTTTGGCCGTGTCGTTAGTGCGCTCGCGCATCTGCTCAAGCTGCATGTCGCTTTGCAATTTGACCTGCGCCAGTTGCTGATCGCTTTGCAGTTTGGCCTGCGCCAGTTGCTGATCGCCTTGCATCTTCTGCGCGTCGAGCTGGAGCTTCTGGGTGGCAAGCTGCGCCTTGGCCTGCTCGACCTGTCCGCGCATCTGGATGTCGGCCAAGGCAGCCTGCGTAGCCGGGTCTGGCGGCGTGGGCGGCTGGATCGACTGGATAGCGGCGATGGCCTGCTCAATAACCGGCGGCAGAGACGCAAACGCCTCCTGAGCCTTGAGCGCCACGTTCAACGATGCCTCGGCCAGCATCTGGTCAAGCGCCTGCTTCGTATCCTTGTCCTTGATCTCTTTCAGCGCTTCCTGAAGATCAAATTCCACATTGCTGTCGGCTTCTTTGAACACCTCCTCGGCGTACCAGAAGGCAACGTGCTCCTTGATGTGGTTCAGCATCAGGGGCAGGTAGGCGGGCGCAATCAGGCGGCTCATGCCCAGCGCCGGAGATACCATGTAGGCCAAGTGCGTCTTGAGGTGCGCGACGTGGTCCTGCTCGGGAAACGCCACAACAGGACGCCCAAGCGTTGCCTTGACGTTCTCCGACACCGCGTTCTCTTCCGTCGGCGTCAGCTTCGGTGCCAGCAGGGCCGCCGCGTCTGGTATCTTCAGCGTGTCAAGGATGCGCTCCTCAACCTTGCGCAGGTCGTAGAGTTGCGGGAACATCTGCGAGCGCTGCGCCACGGCCTGCACCTGGGCAAAGCGTTGCGCTTCACTAAAGATGTTTGGGTCGCTGACCGGCACCACGTCCATCGGGCCTTCAAAGTCGGCTCGTTTGGCGATCTCCTCGCCAATCTCGGCCTCCTCCATCTCGTCGTCGAGATACATGCCGTTGAGGCGGTGCAGGATGCGCAACATCCGGCCCATGGCGGCGTGCAGACGAGCGTGGATGGCAGAGAACACCACCATGCCTTGCTCGATCTTGGCTAGGGTCGTGCCGACGGGGACGTTCTGGTTGCTGTCGGACACATCGTCCATGGTCGTGCGGACAACACCCTTGCCTGCATCCACCAAGAAGCCAAGGAGCTGGTACAGCACGCTCGACGGCGGGTTGAACGGGAGAGGCATGGCGATCTTGCGCACGTCATCGACGTTTAGCCCGCCCTCAATCTCCTCAACCTGCGTCGGCTGGATATTGAGCGATTGCCCCCCGCGCGACCCGCCTTTTAACTTCAGCATGGTCTGCGAATTGGAAATATGCGCGCTGTCCATGAGCGCCCGCAGCGCCCCGGTCGCGGCGGCAGATAGGCCGCCAATCATGTGCGTAATGCCGATTGGGTACGCGCCGCGCCAAGGCACGAACGGGAACTCGACAATCCATTGCAACTCTTCTTGGGCGTCGTCGTCCTCGTCCCAGTTGCGGTATATGCTCAACACTTGGGACGACGACTTATCGACCGTGATGATGTAGGGGGCGGCGTCTTCGCCCTCTTCAACTTCAGCAACCGCGTAAATCTCGTAGACGGTACGCAGGCCGTCCTCGTTGTAGGACGTTTCGTCGCGCCCCTCGATCTTGTTGTTGGCCTGCTCGGCGTCGGAGCCTACTGGCGCTTCGCCCGACGGGATCAGGTCCACGTCGCGGTACATGCCGCTCTTGACGCGCTGCTCGTAGTCCAGCGTCGTCAGGTATTGGACGTGGGTCTTGCGTTGCGCTGAATAAAAGTTTGTGGCCGCGTAGGGCAGGTAAATGTCGTCGATGGCAACAAACAGGAAGTCGGGCCGGTTCTTGGCCTCGTTCCACGTCACCTTCATGTACTGCGCGCCGCCCAGCGGCACCTGGGTCAGAAGCTGCTCCAGCTCCGACCTAAACGATTGCGACTGGACGGTAAGCTGCCAGTTCATAAAGTCGGTAACACGGCGGGCCTTCGCCACACGCTCTCTTGTCAGCTTGCCGACGATGTTGTCCTTGACGGGCCCGTCGGCGGGAAACAGTTCCTTGATGGCTCTGGACGAGAAGTCCACGCAGACTTCCGTCAGCATGGGGTGCACAACCTTCGACGCGCCTTGGAACTGCGCTCCACCCGGAGCGTCGTCCCCTAGACCTGTGCGGCGGATGCCTTCCTCGTACTGCTCGTCGCGCTTCTTGCGCGCCTCTTTGTCCCGAGCCAGCAGCTCTATGAACGTCGAGGCGATGTCCTTCAGCTCGGTGTCGCCCATGTCCTCGGCAAGGTTGGCGTAGAAGTCGCTGTCGCCCTTCTTGGGCTCGTCCTCGTCCTCGTCCAGCGTCACAATAGCGCCGCCGTCCTCGGTGTCCTCGACATCGGCTTCGTCGCCCGTGTCTAGTTCGACGGTCTCGCCTTCGGGCATTTCATCGTCCATGGCTCACGTCCCTTTAGGCGGCATACGGGTTGACCACAGGAGGCTTGTAGTCAACCTCCTCCTCATAGCGTTTAGACGGTTTTACTCCCGTCAATAGGTTCTTGTCCATGCAGAGCCGAATTGCCTGCGTGCAACTGTCCACGTAGTCGTCGTGCTTGATCGACCCGGAGCCCGTAAACGAGCACAATTGCGCCAGCATTGGCTCGACCCAAGTTTTGGGTCGGCCCTTGTAATTCTCGCTCTCCGGCACCCAGACTTTGTTCTGTGCAAAGATGTGCGACACCATGTGCAGGCGCGTCAGCTTGTCCGCGCGCCCCGGATTGTACGGGTACGAGGTGATGCCCTCACGATCCAGCATCTGGCGCAGCGAGATGCCGCTTCCCTTGTCCTCAATCAGCAAAATATCCGGTTTCCTACCGCTGACCGCCATTTTCGACGGCCCAATCAGCGGTTTGATCAGCGCACGGTCCTCGTCGTCGCCGTAAGCGACTTTCATTTCCTTTTTGACCCGCGCCATTAGGTCAGGAAGCCCATATTGCTCGGCCCAGCAGTCCAAAAGCAAGACCGCCCGCTTATCTTCGTGCCAAAATACGCCCCAGACCGTGCAGGCGGTCTGATCCGCCGTGTGAGAGCGCTTATCGAGCGTCCTTTCCGTGAACGCCGTGTCCAGCGACATGATAATCCAGTCAAACGCCGGTAAATGCTGCTTCGCGGGCCACAATTGCAGCCACTTGCGCGCGATTATGCCGCCCTCCTCGCTGTCAATCAGCTCGCCCTCAAGTTCCTGGCGGCCTAATTGCGTGCCCTCGTACTGTTTTAGCTGCTCAAAAAACGACGGAGCTAGGTGGTCCCTGTTCTCGAACGTCGATCCGGTCGTCAGGACGCGCCCGACCTTGGCCGCAGACAATTTCCGCACGATGTCCTTGGGTTTCGGCGTCGTCGTCCACACAACGCGCGGCTGCTCGCCCAGACGCAAGCCCATCATGGCCATATCCCATGTCTCTTCGGGCTTGCCCCATGCTGCCAATTCGTCGCACCAGATGTCGGCGTGCTGTGGACCCCGCAAACGCTCGGGTTCTTCCGACGAGAAGCCGCGTATCGTTGCCTCGTTGCCGTTAAACGTCTGGATCGTCAGCATCGAGTTGGTGACGTTGTAATTTTTCACCAACGATGGCGGAATAATTGCCAGCAAACCGGCTGGCCCTTCGAAACACACATGCCGTATGTCGTTGAGCGTGGGCGCTATGACCGCACGAGGCCGACCGACGGCATCGAAATACGTTTGTAGCGCTAGCCATTGCGCCCCGGTGAGCGTCTTGCCGAAGCCGCGTCCCGCCATCAGGCCCCATTCCGTCCAGTCGCCGGGTGGTGGCCGTTGCTTATCGCGTGCGGTTGCGTCCCACGACGACAGCCACTTGAGCGCATCTAGGTCAACGGGCGTCATCCGCGCAACGTGCTCGGGTTTTATCGCGTCGAGGAAGGCTTTCAGGTCGAACATATACAAGTCACCGCGTGTGCTTCCGGCGTCTGAGGTTGTTTACAAGAGTAGGGCGTGTTGGTGCGTTTGGCAAATGGGGTGATGTGGGCCGGTGTGAGTTGCTGCGGGTTGCACCTTAGTGGGTGCAGCTTATTGCTGGTTTTCTATAAAAAATTAGTGAGTGGTCATGCAACAGTTGCAGCCTCGGTCAAATCTTAGGGGGTGGGGGTCGGCATTAGGTTACCTGACTATTAGCCCCTCTAACCATTAGGCTACCTAACGATTAGGTCGCGTGCCTATCGCATGGGGCTAATGGTTAGGGGCACTAACCATTAGGCTACCTAACGATTAGGTCGCGTGCCTATCGCATGGGGCTAAGGTGCGGCGCATTGTCGCACCTGGCAATTAGCACTATGCACCTAACAGGGTGCAATGGTATTAATAGCAATGCCGCCAATCAGGGCGACGGGAGCTAACGCAATGACCCTTCAAGCTCACTATTCCAGAATGTCTAAGCGCCACTTTGCGAAGCTAGACATTGCAACTTGCACCGACGATGGCCATCGCACTTGGATCAAAAGCTTTCAAGTTGACGGTTTGGCTATGGCTCGCAAGATTGCCAAGATGCAGGGTGCAACACCCTGGAACTTCTAGCTAGTTTCTAGCTAGTTTCTTGTGCGCGCTCGCGTGAACCTTGAACGCTTTTAGCGCGAGCGCGCCTTTTCCTCCCTCCCTCTTAACCCTAGGATTTATTGCCATGCGCCTTCCCGAACGCCTCATTCTTTGCCTAGCCGGTCTAACCCTTGCGGTTATCGGTTGCACCCTAGGCGCGGCTACGGACGCGCCATTGATCATAATTCCAAGCGCGGCAATCGGCGCGTCTGGCATTCTCGCCATGATGGCTAGCGTTACCCGCTAACCCTTCCCGCCTCCCCTTTCCCTCGCAACGCATAGGATTTAGTCCAATGGAAACCGCTTTCGCCTCTATCAACACGCCAGAACAAATCAGCCGCTTCCGCACCTTGTGCCTAGCGCAAGGCTTGGAAATGTACGCCAAGTTCAAGATGGTCCCTACGCGCGGCGCAACGCCGACGTTCATGCTAGCGGAAGCCGCCAAGCTAACGGGCCGCGCATTCAAGCGCGGCGCATATGTCGAAGCCGCGCAAGCCTTGCGCGCCTTGCTCTAAGCACAATGGGCGGGAGCTAAGGCTTCCGCCTAACCCTTCCCTCTCAATCAAAAGGCCTGAAACCCATGATCACGTTTGACCGTCTACTATCCGTCGATAGCGCCAAAGCCGCCAAGGCTACTGGCTACGGCTACCTAAACGGTATCCATTACATGGCCCCGCACAATGAGGCGGGAGCGGGTAACCTATGCTCGCACGCCTCGCCACAATGCATATTGCATTGCCTAGGCAAATATTCCGGGCAGGCGTCAATGGTTGCCGATTTAGAGCAAGGTACAAATAGCGTTCGAGAAAGCCGCAAGGCGAAAGCGCGAATGTTTATGAGCGAACGCCAAACCTATTTGCGTCACCTCGAAAAGCAAATCGCGCGCCTAGTCGCCAAAGCCGCGCGCGAAGGCTTGACGCCTTGCGTTCGCCTTAATGGATCAACGGATATTGCGTTCGAACGTATGCGCTTCGGCGCGTCTCGCCGGACGCTATTAGAGCGGTTTCCAGACGTGCAATTTGTCGATTATACGAAAGTCCCTAGCCGCCTCAAAAACGTACCCGCGAACCTTAGCCTTACATTTAGCCGCTCTGAAACCAATGAGACGGATTGCCTAGACGCATTGGCGCAAGGTCATAACGTGGCGGTCATATTCGCGCACGGATTGCCAGTGTCGCGGCTCTGGAACGGCTATCGTGTTATTGACGGTGACCGCCATGATTTGCGCCACCTCGATCCGAAAGGCGTCGTCGTGGGTTTATCGCCCAAAGGCGCAAAAGCGAAGCGCGATATGAGCGGCTTCGTATTGCGCGACTATTCCGCTTGCGAAGGCTCGCTCGTTCACGCGCCACGCCTAGCCGCCTAATCCCCATAACCTTGAAAGGAATAACCCTATGCATCGCCCTATATCTGATATCGCTCGCGACATTAGCCGCACATGGCCTAAGCCTAATTTTGCGGCTAAGCCGTACCTAGACGCTATGCGCGGCTTGTATAGCGTGCATGACGCTTACGGGTACGATAGCGGCAAATCCGTTGTTCTGTACTTCCTTAGCAATGCCGCCACGTTTAAAGGCGAAGCCGCGAAGGCGTTAAAGGCGGAATTGAAAGCCGCCTTGAAAGGCTAATGCCGTGCAAACCATATCAGACGCTAAGGCGCGCGCTTGCGCCTATCACCTAGTCGATATCATCCAGACGCGCGCCTTCGCGCTTATGGATCGAGACAAGCGGCTTAGCTATGCGCGCGCTTGCGATATCGCGATGGATAAAATCGCCAAACAATCGAAAGGATAATGCCGTGCTATCCTATTCAGCCGCACAATCCCGCGCCCTTATGTCTGGCGCGACGCAAGCCGCCATTGACCTAGAAGCCGCGCGCCAATCCAAGGCGCGCGGCTCTATCCCGCAACGGAACATGATAAGGGCGTTACAAATGCACCCTTGGCTAAACGACGCTAGTGACTGGGCTAGGCTAGCAGGGGCGCTAAAACGCGCCTAGCCGCCTTCTATGTCGTCCGGCGAGGCCTCTATAACCAAAGGCGCGGCTGTACCTTCTAGCCGCGCCTTTAGCGTTGCCAGAATTTCGCTCATTATGGGAGCGCTTGACGGCGCGTCACCGTCGCCCTTAGCGTTAGCGTGCCTAACTTGGAAGCCTGGTGCATATCGGCTATTCCAAGACGCTAGAAGTTTCAGGCGCGTCTCTATCCGACTTTTCGCCCACCCTAATTGTTCGCCGTCTGGCACGTTAGGGAGCGGTTTCTTGCCGTCCGATATGTCTAGACATTCAATAGCGATTATATCCGCCCCTAAGTCCCTAGAGAGCTCTATTTCGTCGCCTAGCAGTGGATGAGCCTTCGCCCATTTATACAATACCCGATAGGAGACGTTTAGCGTTCTAGCGATTTGAGCGAGCGGGATACCGCTTGATAGCTCCTCGCAAACATATTCCGCCACCTCTTCCGTTAATGGCGAGGGAACGGGAGCCTTGCGTTTAGGGACTGATAGCAATTTCGCCTTAGTCGGTTTCTTCGCCATTAGATCAAGTCCCCTGCACCGCTCAAAGTCACTATCGCCCTATCGAGCCATGTTGCGTCGTCATACTCGTAAAAGTCCACTACCTCTAAGGCGCGGTCTATCAGGCCCACGGATTTAAGGCGCGCAACGGTTGCGCCCAAGCGCGCTTCGTGCCTCGCCTCCCTAACCGCCTCGCTTTCATCGCTATTAAAAAGCTTAATATCGTCCCCGCAATAGAACGACAAAAGCGAAGCCGTATGCAGGCTAATATTGAACCGCTTGGAAACCCTCGCCCATATGGCAAGACGCTCATGCTCAAACGGATTTTTGATTGTCACGTCTCCCGGTCTAAGGAGCGAAGCCGGGAAATGAACAGCATCGTCTAGTTCGAAATCCGGGAACAAGTCCGCCAGCACCTCGACGGGTAGCTGACCAGGTTCCCAGGTGTAGGGCTTAGGAGGCCTAGGAGCGGCCCTAGGAGCCGTTTCTGGTGCGGCCCTAGCCTTGATACCCCTAGCGGCTTGATAGGCCTTAGACGCCTCTTCTGCTGTATCGAAATAGCCTAAGTGCTTTCGAACGCCGCCCTCACTGATACGAGCGAACCACCGCCCGCTACGAGTGTGAAAAGCTGCTCCCGGCAACGTCGTTTTTTGCAACATCAAATTCTCTCCTTCCAAAATGGTGTACAATCTGAAACCATAAACCATTACACCATAAACCATCCGGCTGTACACCAGAAACCACACACACCACTGCCACGTCTAAAGACGTTAGGCAGATGGTGGTATGGTTCTGGTGGTACAACCAAGCCGCATACACCAGTACACCTGCCACCAATAAACCACCCAAAACAGGTTTATTGGTGTACCCGTACACCACCCCGCACCCCTTGCAATTTCTTACACCCTGCGACAATCTGCCACATAGGCAACCAAAACCCCGCCGCTAAACTCACCCTCGTTGAAACAAACAACCCACGGAGACCTGAACCTATGACAACCATAAGCAAGACCGCTGCCCTCAAGATCGCCCGCGCCCAAGTCGGCCAGCTCTACAGCAATGGCCGGGGCCAGTACGGTTTCAACACGTTCGACGCGGACCGCGACGGCTGGCTGATGGGCTGTTCGCAACCTTACGCCGCTGCCCGCCGGTCACGTGCCGACGCCGTCGCCATCCGCGCCCTGCTGGCGCAAGGCGTCGAGTATGAGGACGCCTATCGCTCGGTCTACGCCTAACCCACCCACCACGCGGCGATAATTACCGCAAAGGAGACCTGACCCAATGAAACTCGCACCCATCGCTGACCGCGTCGCCCAAAGCCTCACGGCGCAGCAAAACACAGCACTCGACTGGGAAATCATCCGCGACCATTGCGACATGGCAACCGGCAGCGACTTGGAATGTTACGCGCTTGATATGCTGACCGACATGGTCGCCGCACGCCTTGGGGTAGCGGCATGACCGCCTACTTCAACCGCCTCCGCCCTGTAGGCCTGGGGACTATCCCCAAGGTCGGCTGGCAATGGGTAGAGCAACCCGCCTTGGAGGCTTACCGGCCCCGCAACAGCGACCTGCCGGTCAGCGAGCGCCGCTACGGCGTTTACAGCACCGAACGTCCCCTAACAGACGAAGAGCTATACGCCTTCGAGATCAGCGAGATCACGCAATGAACATCACCTTCACTGTCACCAACAACAACCCAGACACGATCTGGAACAAGCTCGCTCAACGCCTAGGCCGTGAGCCAACCAACAGCGAAGCTGAGCAAGAGGTTAAGCGCATCCTTCGCGGCGATGTTGCGGCAATAAACACCGCAAAGGAAACAGCACAATGACCGACACAACATACAATGGCTGGCGCAACCGCGAAACGTGGCTTGTCAGCCTGTGGTTCCTCGATTGCAAGAATGAACCTATGACCGCCGACAGCATACGATCAATGGTCGCGGAAGCACTCGACGAAGACTTAACCAATATCGGCGTAATGAAAGGCTTTATTAACGACATTCTGAGCCTTGATCGCATCGACTGGGAAGAGCTCTCGGCAGCCACACAAGACCAGAGCGCGGCATGAGAGCCTTCCTGCGCGCCGCCCTAGAGGGCGCTGTGGTCATCGCCTTTATCTGGGCGGTCATCACGGCGCTCGCCGTCTGGCAAGGCTAGGCCCCGATGCTGTTCGAGGCCCTGCTGCTTGCCCTAATCGTCGCACTAATTGGAAAGGACTGACCCCTATGAGCCGTTTTGGTAAAATTATCATGCCCGGTAGTTACGACACCGAAGGCGACTTCTATGACGCCTTGTACGAAGAGGAAGAAGCCGCCCGCGCCGCTGAACAGGCGGCAGAAGACGAGAGCGAGGACGAGTGAACCTCCGCCACACCACCCTAGGCCCCCGCGCCTGTAACGCCCTCGCTGACTATCTGGGCGTCCACACAGTCGCGGAGCTACGCGAGGCCCTAGCGAGCTACAGCAACCCGCTCTGGGAGCTCATGCGACTACCCAACGTCGGCGCGAAAACAGCGACCGACATTATGACCCTGTTGAAAGGAGACTTGACCCAATGCGTAACGACCTAAGAACCTGGGCGAAGACAGCCCTCGACAAGAACCGCGACCAACCCGACCTAGCGGCAGCGTGGCTTGCTACACAAGGCGACAAAGACCTGCGCCACCAACTGTTGCGCCTTGGCGCGCAGCAGGTCGTGCGCTCGTTCTTCACCGCGCAGCGTGCTTCAGCGATGAGCATGGCGACAGGGCGCGTCATGGCGACACTGGGCGCACCAGACGTTGCCGACCGCGTGGCCGCTAGGGTGGCCCGTCAAGCCTTCTGGGACGCCTACACGCTGTTCGGCATGACACCGATACGCGAAGCCACCAAAGAGCAACTGGAGGCCAGCGCAGCGGCACGCGAAACCCAAGCAAAGGGCGAACTACGCCTCGCCAAGTTCGAGCGCGCCGTGGCCCGTCGCTTGGTCGGCGCTCAACGCGTCTGTGATGCTCTCACCTCTGAGGCCGTCGAAGCTATGGCGAGGGCGGCATGACTAGGACGTTCGAGCGCAGCACCGCCGGACTGCGCGATGCCCTCATGAGCGAGATGGAGGACATCCGCGCCGGGATCGCCACGCCCGCAGAGGCCACCGCCTTCGCGTTGCTGGCGAAGACTATCGTCGCCAGCATGGAGGCCGAGATCACCGAGAGCTTGCGCCTCGACGCCAAGGAGGATCGCGACCGGCGGTTCCGTGAGCGCGAGCAAAACCGCCTCATAGCCGAACGGGAGGTACTGGCGCTGGAGTACAAGCAGCAGAGCGAGGAAGCCGAGGAGGACGATGACGGTGACGTACACCAGCTTTGAGCAAGACGGCGAGTGGTGGTACGAGGGCGACTATTGCCGCCTGATCCACGCAGGCGGGAACAACCTCAAATACACGCACCACCCCATCGCGGCGGCGCAGGACATGAACGAAGACCCGTCGTTCCGTCACCTGTCGTTCGAGCAACTGTTTAACGCGGTCGTCAAATACGGACCGACCCGCAGCACTTCTTGGCGCAGGTATAACTACATGGAGGAGATTGCCGTGCCTATGCCGGAAACTAAGCGGGCGGTTGCCACGCACCTCGGCGTTAAGTGCCTCTGTTGCGAGAACATAGCGTGGGAGCCACCCCCGCCGGATAGTTCAGGCTGGGGGCTGAGGTGCAAAGACCTAAACGCCTTTGATGAGACCATCAGCGCGCAGATAGAATATGTTTGCGCGCTGCTTCCGCCCTTTCAAGTCGGCTTATGCACGACATACCCCGTCCTCTGCTCCGACTGCGTAGCCTTGGCGCGCACCGCCAAGCCGCACCCAGGACGATCCTGGCGGTACGAGAGGACAAACGCCCTGCGCGGCGTCCTCGCTGTCTTCGAACAGAAAGCAGTTTACAAACGCCAGCCGCACCCGGTAGGGTGCTAACCACACAACAAGGAGACCTGACCCAATGACCGACCTGACCTACCCCGTCGACACCCGCCTGGAACTAGTCCAGGCCATCCAGGCGATAGCCATGAGCCTGTATGAGCAAGCCCCAGAGACCCTAGGGCTGGCCGAGATCATCGCGTCTAGCCAAGAGGTCTACGACCTCGCGGAGGCGCTCCTGAGCCATCTGGAGGAACGCAAGTGAGCCGCAACTACCTTAACAGCGAAGCGTTTAGGAATTACGCCAGCGGCGGCTACCCCGCCAACACCCACCCCGACCGCGACTGGTCGCCACCCGATCCCGCCGACGCCGAGGACACTGAGGACGATAGCGAGGAGGCAGAGGCGTGAAGCCTCTGCTCCTGGCCCTCGCCTTAACCGCCCTGCTGCTGCTGGGGAGCTATTTCATTCTTGTCGCGGTCAGCTACGCCAACGCCGCAACACGGCCCCGTGCCGCGACCTTCACGCCCTTTCTAGCACCCATCAAGCCACTGCCCTGCGTCGCCTGTGTGTCGCTCATGGCACCCCCCGGCCAAGCCCTTGACGGCACCCAATAAGGTGCCTACCGTGCCGACTAGGAGCACCCTATGACAGACCTGAACCTTCTTGACCAAGCGGTTACCGCCGCTGGCAGCATCAGTGCCTTGGCCCGCAAGCTGGGCATCAAGCCGCAAGTTTGTAACCGCTGGGTCAAGCGAGGTTGGGTGCCACCGCAGCAGGCGCTCAAGCTCGAACTGTTTTACGGCATCCCCGCCAAGGACTTGGTCAAGCCCTCGCTGCGCGAGATGGCCGACCTACTCGCATCCTGATCCATGTCCGCAGTGACCTCGATCAATCCCTTAGTGCGTCAAGTTGAGGCCCCCACGGCGCTCCGTGAGCTGCAAGGCTGGCTGATCTGGCGCTATGAGACGCATCCCGGCGAGGCCAAACCGCGCAAAGTGCCGCACTATGTCGGCGGTGGGCGTCGGTACGGTAAGCAAGGCAGCCCAGAGGACCGCGCCAAGCTAACGACCTTCGGCGTGGCCCGCGAGGCGGCAGCGCGTCAGGGCTACGACGGCGTCGGGCTGGCGATGCTGCCCGATTGGGGCGTGACCGGCCTAGACTTTGACTACTGCGTCGATGCCAGCGGCAACATCCCCGCCGAGGTCATGGCTATCGTGGGCCGGACCTACTGCGAGTATAGCCCAAGCCACAACGGCGTGCGCGCCTTCGTGGTGGGCAACCTGGGCGACCACAAAAGCCTCAAGGACGCCACCAACGATTGGGGCCTAGAGGTGTTCAGCTCCAAGGGCTTCCTGACGTTCACGGGCAATGCGCTGCCCATCTGCGAGATGCTCGACTATGTCGATCACATCGCGCCCGCTGACGATGGCGTTAAGGCTCTGTGCGCCGTGCGCTTCGGCGCGACCCGCACCAGCGACACCGGCGCTCTAGACTTCATGGAGACGTTCGAGCCGCCTATGGGGCTGCGCGAAGAGGACATCCGCGAGCTACTGTCGGACCTCGATGCGTCCACGGGCCGCGACGATTGGATCAAGATCGGCATGGCGATCCACCACGAGACGGGTGGCGAGGGCTTCGACATCTGGGACGAGTGGTCGAGCGATGGCTACACCTACCCCGGCACCGAGGCGCTACAGTCGCAGTGGGACAGCTTCGACCGGCGCGACGCCACGGGCCGTCAAATCACCATGCGCAGCGTCAAGAAGATGTCGAACATTGTTCGCATTGCGCAGGGGCTACAGCCACGCTCTTTTGATCTGATAAGCCGCGCCGCTGAAGAAGCGCGGATCGAAGCCGAGGGACGGCCCACCGACCCCGACACGTTCATCTCGACGGCTGACTATGCAGGCAAGTACCGCATCTATGGCGCGGACGAGTTCACCTCGCGCCCACCGATCCGGTGGATGATTAAGGGCGTACTGCCCCGCGACGGTGAGCTGATCGTCATCTACGGCGCTCCCGGTAGCGGCAAGAGCCTGTGCGCTCTGGACCTGACGATGGCCCTAGTGCGCGGCGAGCCGTGGCGCGGTCTCAAGGTCAACAAGGCCCGCGTCGTCTACGTCGCCGCCGAGGGCGCGGAGGGCGTGGCGCAGCGCCTCAAGGCGTACAGTCAGCATCACGGCGTCAAGCTGGGCGGCTTGCCCATCGGCATCGTGGCCGACGCACCGAACCTCATGGTCGAGGAGGACGCCACTGAGCTAGTCAAGTCGATCATCAATGCGGGCGGTGGCGATGTCATCGTCTGCGACACATGGGCGCAGGTAACGCCCGGCGCGAACGAGAACAGCGGCGAGGACATGGGTCTGGCGCTCAAGCACTGCCGGTCTATCCGGCAGGCCACGGGGGCCATCGTCATCCTGATCGCGCACACCGGCAAGGACGCCAGCCGGGGTATTCGTGGCTGGTCGGGCTTGAACGGCGCTGCGAACACCACCTTGGAGGTCATCCGCGACGACGACAGCGAGGCGCGGATGTTGAAGATCACCAAGCAGAAGGACGGGCGCGACGACCTGACCCCTTGGGGCTTCAAGCTACAGGACGTGCTGATTGGCATCGACGAGGACGGCGACGAGATCAACTCGCCGGTCGTGATCGAGACCAATACCTTGGTGACGCCAAAGAGCGAGAAGACCAAGAAAAGCGAAGAGGATGTCTGGACGCGCAACGTGTTGGATTACATCGCCACGCTTGAGCCGCACGTCGGCGGCATGGAACTGCTTACGCTGCTCGACAACGTCATGGACTTCATGCCGAAGGACACCGCTTCGCGCCTCCCAGGTTTGCGGGCGCATATGGGCGATGTCGTCCAAGCCATGACCAAAGGCAAAAACCGTAGCATCCACGTTGCCAACGGTTACGCCACGTTTTTAGTCTAGTAATTTTCTGCATTGACCATGCCACCCAAATGGGTGCAGGGTTCTAAAACCAACCAACCCAAGGAGAAACGTCGGTGAAAAGCCGCCAGTATTACGACAGCTTGTCGATCCAGCAACTTATCGATGCCGCTAGGTACGAGAGCCGAGAGGGGCGACCGCAGCCGGAACTGCTGGCGGTCTTGGCCGACATGGTTGAGGGCTTAGACGACGACTGCTTGGTTATGCAGAACGAGATCGACCGGCTGACCCGTGAACTTAACGATAAGGAGACCTGAGAATGAGCGTTACCATTACGTTTACCGCCGAGACCCCCGAGGCTATGGAGCGGCAGTTGCTCAAATGGGAGGACGTGCTGTGCAAGGGGCGCCTTACGATTGAGGCCGCAAATCAAAGCAACGCGCTTGCTGCACAGGCGCAAATGGCCGCTGCGCGCGCCGCCAAGGAAGAGGCGCAACGCGCCGAGGCGCACGTCTCCAACGTCAAGGCTCTTAAGGAGATAGCCGCTAAAGCCGCCGCGTTCGTCGCAGAGCCGGTGGAAGAGCCTGTTACCGACCCTTTGCCCGTTGCCGTAGTGGCCGATACGGCAGCTACGGTATCTACGGCATCTGCGCCAACGGATGTACCTGCGACAGCGTCTGACGTGCCGGACTACGCCATCGTGCGTGAGGCGGTGCTGCGGCTGGCGGTAGTCAAGACGCCCGAAATCACTCGCGCCCTGCTGGACACTTACGGCGTCCGCAAGGCGGCTGACCTCGACCCTTCGCGCTGGGCTGCACTGCTGGCCGACGTTAACGCGGCGATGGCCTAGCCATGTGGCCCTGGTCGCGCATCCAAAAGCTAGAGCAGGCGCTGTACGACGAGCAGCGTGAAAACCGTATGCTGGAGCGTCGATGCGAGTGGCTCGACAACCAATGGGAAAAAGCGAAACGCGACCTAAAGAAAGCAAAAGGAGAAACCAAATGATTTGGCCATTTACCAAGATTGCCGAGTTGCAGCGCCAAGTGGGAGCGCTGCACGTTGTGCTTGATGCCAACGCCAATCGCATTGGGCAGATAACCGACGAACTTAACCTGATGTACGTGCGAGCGGATTTTGATGCCGAGCGCGACAAGCGCAGGTTGGCCGAGATCGACCGGCTGTCGAAAGAGTTGGCTAAGGCGCGGAAGAACGACACCGCCAAGGACGCTAAGACCGGCAAGTTCACCAAGAAGGCCAAGGATGTCTGAGCACGCCCGCCTTAGCCCATCCGGCGCTCACCGCTGGATGCGTTGCCCCGGCAGCCTGCTGCTGGAAGAGAAACTGCCCGATACCTCGTCGGTCTACGCCGACGAGGGCACTGCCGCACACGAAGTTGCCGCTTGGATACTCGCCAGTGACCTGGACGAGGCCACGGCCCGCAAGGTCGTGGGCGAGCTAGGCGTCGAGGTTAACGGCAAGGTCTGGCCGATCACGGACGACATGATCGACCACTGCATCGACTACGCCAAGCTGGTGCGTGAGTACGCCAACGGTCGCCCGATCCTGACCGAGCGGCGGCTGGAGTTCAGCCACGTTGTCGATGTGGCCAACCAGTTCGGCACGTCCGACGCCGTGATCTTGGGCGACGACACCCTGTTTGTGGTCGATCTGAAGTACGGCATGGGCGTTAAGGTGGACGCCATGGACAACGAGCAACTACAGCTCTACGCCCTCGGCGCGCTCAAGGAGTACGAGTTCTTGGGCGACTTCTCTCTGGTCCAGATGGTCATCCATCAACCGCGTTTAAACCACGTCGCGGAGTACGTCATCACGGTCCCCGAGCTGCTGGCCTTCGGTCGGCGGGCGAAGGAGGCGGCGGCGCTGGCGTTAACCCCCAACGCTACCCTTGTACCGGGGGAAAAGCAGTGCAGGTTCTGCAAGGCCAAGGCGACCTGTCCGGCGCTCCGCGAGGAGGTGCTGGACATCGTTGCCGCCGACGCCAGCGACTTTGACGACTTGACCGAGACGGTGAACGACGGCGACACCGACTACCTGTCGGTCGCCATGGACAAGGTCAGTTTGGTCGAGGACTGGTGCAAGGCGATCCGCGCCGAGGTCGAGCGTCGGCTCATGGCTGGGCAGACGGTACCGAATTACAAGCTGGTTGAGGGACGCCAAGGCAACCGCGCCTGGGCCGACAAGGAGGCCATCGAGGCCCTGTTCCAGAGCTGGCGGCTGCGCAAAGACGAGATGTACGATTTTAGCTTGATCAGCCCGACCAAAGCTGAAAAGCTCTTAACCCCGGTGCGCTGGGAGAAGGCACAGAGCCTGATCTCCCGCAGCGCCGGTAAACCATCCGTGGCACCTGTCACTGATCGGCGTCCCGCCATTTCTGGCGGCGCTGCAACTGCCGACGAGTTCGGCGAATAACTGCGAAGTGGAATGTTAAAATGAAAATGCTTGTGAAAAATGTGCGTATGGCTTTCCCGGCGATCTTCGAGCCGGAAGCGTTTGGTGACGGCGACCCCGCCTACGGGGCCAAGTTCATCATCGATCAATCTCACCCGCAACTGGCGGAAATCCGCAAGGCCGTCACGACGGCTGCGACGGAGAAGTGGGGCGAAAAGGCTGCCGGTGTTCTCGCCCTGCTCAAGGACGACAAGAAGGTGGCTTGGGTCGAAGGGCCCTATCGCAACAAGAACGGCGACATCTACGACGGCTTCGAGGGTATGTATCACCTCTCCACCCGCAACGGTGGCAAGGCTCCTGTTAAGCCTTCGGTGTTCGACCAGCAGAACCGTCCGCTGACGCAAGCCGACGGTGTGGTCTACAGCGGCTGCTACGTCGATGCGTCCATTGAGTTCTACGCTCAGGACAACGGCTACGGTCGCCGCATCAACTGCTCGCTGCGTGGCGTCCGCAAGGCCGCTGACGGTGACAGCTTCGGTGGCGGTGCGTCTGCGTCCGCTGACGAGTTCGGTGCTCCTGCCGACATCGAGGACTTCGTCTAGTGTCCGACAGCGCACCTGCTGGGCACAACAGCGTCGCCTCCGGCCAGCTCAAGTCGATCATTGATCGGGTCGAGAAGCTGGAGGAGGAGAAAGCCTCCTTGCTGGAAGACATGAAGTATGTCTACAGCGAGGCCAAGGGCAACGGCTACGACACCAAGGCCATCAAGAAGCTAGTGGCACTGCGGAAGTTGGACCGCACGAAACTGGCTGAAGACAAGGCCATGTTGGAACTGTATGCTGCTGCCCTTGGCTGTCTGGACTTAGTCTAGTAGAGCCTGCGCCCCCGGTTGGTTTCAGGTCTCGCCGGGGGCGCCCCACTTTCAGGAAAACAAAATGAGCGAACTAACGATCCCCGACATCCGGGCTCGTATGCGCGAGCTTGCGATTGAACTTAACTGCCCGGAGCTTGACTTCTTGGCCAGCGCCACTGTGCGCCGCTACAACGGGCGGAGAGCGCCTGTCAGGCTTCCGCCACTGACCTTGCAGCAGGAGGAGGCCGTTCGGGCGTATGCCCTTCTGCACCCCAAGGCGTCGCAGATGGACATGGCCACCCGGTTCTGCACCAACCAAGGCCGTATCAGCGAGGCCCTTTACGGCAAACGTGGATGACCACCCTCCACCTCGATTTGGAGACGTTCAGCACTGTGCCTATTACGCACGGCACGCACGCCTACGCCGAGAAGTCGGAGGTGCTGCTGGTTGCCTATGCGTTTGACGACGAGGGCGTAGAGGTAATGGACCTGACCGCTGGCGGCAGCTTGGACAACGTCCAGATGCTGATCGACAGTGCCGACACCGTGGTGATCCACAACAGCGCGTTCGACCGCACCGTGCTGCGCCACCACAATGTTTATATTCCAGTGGATAAAGTCCACGACACGATGGTTCAAGCCATGGCGCACAGCCTGCCGGGATCACTGGGCCAGCTTTGCGACATCCTCGAGGTGCCGACCGACAAGGCTAAGGACAAGGCGGGCAAAAAGCTCATCCACCTATTCACGAAGCCTCTGGGAAAGAACCGCATACTGGACCGCGCCACGTCGGCCACGCACCCCGACGAGTGGGCCGAGTTCGTTGAGTACGCACGCCTCGACGTGGAGGCCATGCGCAGCGTTTACACGGCGCTGCCGGTCTGGAACCTGACGGCATCGGAGCGGGCGCTCTGGCTGCTCGACCAGCGCATCAACGACCGGGGCGTGGCCGTGGACCGGGAACTGGCGACAGCGGCCCTACGCGCCGCCCAGAGGGCCGGGCGGGCGCTTGCTGCCGAGATCAGCGAGTTGACCGGCGGTGCCGTGGCCAACACCACCCAACGTGGCAAGACCCTCGACCACCTGCGCTCCATCGGCCTAGAGACGGAGGACTTGAAGAAAGGCACCGTCAAGGCTCTGCTCGCGGGCACCGACATCAGCCCGCCAGTGCGCGCCATGCTGGAGGTGAGGTTACAGGCCGCAGCGACCAGCCCCGCGAAGTACCGCACCCTGCTCCAGGCCACGTCGGCTGACGGGCGGCTGCGGGGGACGCTACAGTTCTGCGGCGCGACACGCACGGGCCGGTGGGGCGGGCGACTGTTCCAGCCCCAGAACCTACCGCGCCCGACCCTGAAGCAGAAGGACATCGACTTCGGCGTTGCCGCCATGAAGGCCGACATCGAGGACGTGCTGTTCGCCAACGTGATGGAACTCTGCGCGTCCGCAGTGCGCGGCTGTCTGATTGCGCCCGAGGACAAAAAGCTGGTCATCGCCGATCTGAGCAACATCGAGGGGCGTATGCTGGCGTTCCTGGCCGGTGAGGAATGGAAGCTGGAAGCCTTCCGCGACTTCGACAAGGGCATTGGCCACGACATCTACAAGCTGGCCTACGCCAAGTCGTTCGGCATCGAGCCCGAGGATGTGACCAAGGATCAGCGCCAGCTAGGCAAGGTGCAGGAGTTGGCCCTGGGCTACCAAGGCGGTCTTGGGGCCTTCAGCACTATGGCTGCGCTTTACGGCGTCAATCTGCCCGAGGAGACGATCAACAGTCTGGTGACGGCGTGGCGCAAGGCGCACCCCAAGACCAAGAACCTCTGGTACAACTGCGAGAACGCCGCCAAGGACGCCGTGCGCAACCCCGGCAAGAACCACAAGGCGGGCAAGCTGGTGTTCCGCGCCGACGACGGCTGGCTGCGCATGATGCTGCCGTCAGAACGCTACCTCTGCTACCCC